GATGCGACAGAAAAGGAAAACAAGCGTTTCCTTACGCAATTCCGTGGTTTTATAAAAACGGGATATGGAGAGAGATGCCAAGAACGTGTCGCAGGGTGTGTTAAGTGCCAAATATGGAGTATTTATGATGTTTTAGCGACTCATCTATGACTCCGAAACCCCCAAAAAAAGAATTGGCCAAAATGAAAAAGAAAGGTTTTATATGGGAAAAAGTAAGATATCATCCGATAGGTAAGATTAGGAATGGTAAAGGGCCGAAATATGATTAAATTCCTTATAGGTTATATACTCGGTGTAGCATATATGCTTATTGTTTTTTGGGTTTTGGCATGAGAACGCTTTTCGGGATGAAAAAACATGAAAGTCTTTGTAATAATTGTTCCGCAATAACTACAAAATCGTGGACTTGTTTAAAAGTCGTCTGTTTTACTTGCAAACAAGAAAAAAATAGGAAAACATCTAAGGAATATAGACTTAATCATAAAAAACATGTATAATAATTTTATGACGAACGAAGAAATCGAAAAGAAAATTCAAGCAATCGAACAGGAGTTATCTTTATTTCATTTGGATCAGATGAAGAAGAACGTTAAATTTGAAAGAGCTGATAATTCTACAATATTTTTCCAGCGTAAGGAAATAAATAAGGAAATAAATAAAGTGGTTGAACCTAAAAAATCTAAATGGAGCTTGTGGTAAAATATGATTGAATATTTTTTAGGAATTATTACCGGAGTTGTGGGATCGTTGATTTTGGTATTAGTTGGAGTGTGGTCAATACCTAAAACAGAACGACAAATACGACAGATTCAATCAAAAATAAAACAAAAAGGTTCGATATTGAAACCAGAGTCAGAAGAATTAGGAGATTGGATTGACTCTCTACGAGATGACATGCCAAAGGTGTAAACAAGAAGCAACAGAATGGGAAATAGGGTTCTATGGGAGTTGTGGAGAATGTTCTAATAAAGAAAATAGAAATAAACCAACGACGGGATTATGGACTCGTCACACTAATGTCGACAGAAATTTGTTTGCCAAAGATTTGCTTCAACCCGTAAAAAATGGTAAAATAAATAAAGACTTCGTACAGGCTCATGGAACTAAAACGTTAGAAAAAGAATGGAAAATAACAAAGAAGGAAATAGAATCAAACTTGTAAAACCCAATCATGGCAACTCGACAAAAATTTGTTCATAGACGAGTTAGGCGTGAGTGGTTTGAACTAACAGATGTTGATTTTCAAGAATTAGAGAAATTTGTTAAAGAGTTATGGAGTGTATGAGTACAATTTTACAAAAGAATTTAGCTAAAAACATTGTCAGAAATTCAATTCAAGAAAAGCCGCTCAATAAGAAAGAACTTGTGGTTTTATCTGGTTATAGTCAAATAAGTGCAGAGTCGTCAGCACATATTATTTTAGAAGAAAAAGGAGTCAAACAAGAATTAAAGACATTAGGATTTAGTGAAGATAAAGCAAAAAAAGTTGTAAGTGAAATAATGAATAATCCTAAAGTAGAACCCAATACAAGATTAAAAGCCACAGATCAGGTTTTCAAAGTACAAGGTTCTTACGCTCCTGAAAAATTAGACACAAGAACATTGAATATAGAAATGAAAGTTGATAATAAAGAACTTCTAAAACTTGATAAAGAATATGAAGAAAAAGTAAGAAAGTTATTACTCGATGGAAAACGAAACATCAATAATCAGATGGCTTCGAAAGTATCAGGTAAAGAATGAACTTGGCCAAGTATTAGATTTTTACGACCATTTATTCTTATATGACATCTATAGAGATTTTTCACAAAAATTAGTATGTTATAAAGCCGCACAAATTGGATTTTCAACAATGGCGATATTGAAATCTTTCTTTCTCGCCAAACATAAAGGGTTAGATATAATTTACACAATGCCTTCGTTTTCTGACATGCAAGATTTTGTAGGAGGCAAAGTCAATCGAATCATAACTCAAAATCCTATTTTACTAGATTATGTCAAAGAAAAAGACGCAGTTGAACAAAAACAAGTCGGAGATAATGTTATCTATTATCGAGGAACGTGGGGAGAAAGAGCCGCGTTAGCCGTCTCATCAGATCTAAACATCTATGACGAAGAAGATAGAAGCAAGCAAGAAGTCATCCAACAGTACGCGTCTCGACTCCAACATTCCAATTTCAAATGGGAATGGCACTTCTCGAATCCCTCTGTGGAGGGCAATGGAGTATCAAGATATTGGTCATTATCAGACCAGAAACATTGGTTCATCACCTGTAAAAGTTGTAATGTGTTGCAATACCTTGAATGGCCATTGTCAATCAATATCGAAAAACGTGTCTTTGTTTGCAAAAGCTGTGGTCATGCACTTACAAGAGAAGAACGACGTGTGGGACAATGGGTTAGAAAGTATCGGGATAAAGAATTCTCTGGTTATTGGATAAGTTTATTGATGGCGCCGTGGATTACGGCTGACGAAATAATCAAATACTATGAAACTAAATCAGCAGAATACTTTAGTAATTTCGTTCTCGGATTACCCTACGTTGGAGAAGGCAACCAAGTCACTCCCGATATCATTTACCGGAATTGTACAAGTGATATCAATAATCAAGAAAGAGTGGTTATTGGTTGTGACTCCGGTCTCAAAAAGCATTATGTCTTGGGCAACAAAAGTGGAATCTTTTACGCAGGGATCGCGAATGACTGGAAAGAGATTGAAGGACTTCTTGCGAAATATGAGCGTTCGATTGCCGTAATAGATGCCCTCCCTGATTTAACTGAACCGAGAAGATTAAGAGAAAAGTATCCCAGCCGTGTTTTTCTTTGCCACTACGCTCGAGACCGGAAGACATTTCAGTTAATTCGATGGGGCAAAAACGAAGAAGCAGGCAACGTGATTGTAGATAGAAATCGCGGATTACAAATGGTTATAGACGATTTTGCAGGTAAAAAGATTCCATTACAAGGAACACAAGATGATTGGGCAGAATTTCAAAGTCATTTTGGTACACTATATAAAATTACTGAACTAGATACTTTGGGGGTTCCGCAATTTAGTTGGGAATCTTCAAATGGTATGGATCATTGGGTCCACGCATCGCTATATTGGAGAGTGGGTATGGATCGGTTTAAGAATGAGGGTGGAAAGATATTTGTTGGTGAAACTACAAGTTTTCCTGTCTCAACGGAACTGAAACCAGATGAAATAATGCCGTGGAAACCACAGTTTGTGTTACCAAAACCAGAAGAACAAAATGACTGGAGAAAAAATTAAACTTGAACTAACTCTTGAAGAAGTAGAATTGTTTAAGGATTTTCGTAAACATCAAGATAATTTTATACTTCTTCATTCGTTGGGGTTATTTAATATAAGAGATGGTGAAGCGACTATTTCGTTCGATAGTGCCGGAACATTAGCCCAGGTTATGTTTAAAATCGTTGGATATAAACGTGGATACAAAGTTATCCACAAAGTAGAAAATTTGACAGAAAAAGAAGGAGGTAGTCTAATATAGTTATTGTGGTAATATAGCTCGATCCAGACATCGGAAGGGCATCAACGTTTGTTGATGTCCTATTTTTTATGGCATTACTTGAAGGATTCTATTCACTTTTTAATCCTACGAACAAAACTTCTGGCGACAGTGAGAGTTTTGTTTCTGACTTGCTTCCAGAGCTTGAGTTGTCAATGAACGATGAGGAACTCATTGAACTCAAACGTGATTGGATAAAACAATGGGGACCGTACAAACAAGAGATAGAAAAAAAACAATTGGAAAACGAAAACTATTGGCTGGGACAACAATTCACTGTTGATAAAGGAATTAGACCGCTCGTTGATAATTTGATATTTGAAGCATTAGAGACGTTTTTGCCTATTGCGACCCGTCCAAAAGCAGACCCTTTGGTAGAAGGAAACAACACAGAACCAGGCAACGCATTAGCAGACAAAGTTCGTAAAATGCTTATCTATATTACCGATATTCTTTCTTACAACCTTATTGTGAAGCAGGTAACGAGATATTGGGCATTGTATATGGTTGGTGTAATGAAAGTGGGATGGAGTATGAAAGAAAATGATATAACGTGTGTTGCTCTTCGCCCACAAAAACTTATTTTAGATCCCAAAGCTACTATTCAGGAATGTGAATACAAGGGGTACTACATTGGAGAAGAGCTTGAAGATATGGCATCAGATTTGGTTCTACGGTTTCCTAAAAAGAAGGCATATATTGAAGACAAAGTACATGACAAAATGGGAACTACTGTTCAATACACTATGTGGACCACCGATGATTATGTGTTTTGGACTATGGAAGACGAAGTTCTTGCTAAAAATAAGAATCCGCATTGGAACTATGACACCGAACAACCTTTGCCGGCTGATCCTTTTACAGGACAATCTCCAATAGACGAGACAGGGAAACCTAAAACCCAGAGTGTACCGGGAAGAAATCATTTTAAGAACCGCAAGAAACCATATGTGTTCCTTTCAGTGTTCAACCTTGGAAAACACCCACACGATGACACAAATCTTGTTCAACAAAATCTTCCTTTACAGGATTTAATCAACAAACGACTCTTACAGATTGATAAGAACGCAGACAATACGAATGGAGGACTTATCGTATCAGGAGATGCTTTTACTGAAAAACAAGCGCAAGAAGCGTCAAAAGCCCTTAGAGCTGGAGGTGCAATATGGGTCCCTACAGGAAACGTCAACGATACCGTAAAACGTGATACTGGTAGACCATTGCCGTCGTTTGTATATGAATCGCTTTTAGATTATCGAAATGAGTTACGGAATATATTTGGAATAAGAGGATCAACACCACAAGGAACAATAAATGAACAGACAGTCAGAGGGAAGATAATAATTAAAGGACAAGATTCAGATAGGATAGGAGGAGGAATTTCAACCTATCTCGAACAATTTTCAGATAAAGTATTTAATTGGTTCGTTCAGATGATGTATGTATATTATGACGAAATTCATTTTGCTTCAGTACTTGGGAACGAACGTACACAAGAATATATACAACTAGTCAATAGTGAATTTGGAGGAATAAAACTTCAAATAGGTGTCAAAGAAGGGTCAATGATCCCCCATGATCCTTTAACCAAAAGAAATGAAGCAATGGATTTATGGACTGCTCAAGGTATAGACCCAATTACTTTTTTTGACAGACTAGAGTTTCCAAACCCAAGAGAAGCCGCTAAAAATTTATTCTTATGGAAAGCAGACCCAATAGCACTATTCCCTGATTTACAAGCCCAACAACAGCAACAAATGGCTCAACAGCAACAGCAACAAGACCAGATGAAACAGCAACAAGTACAGCAACAAGCTGGGGTCGAAAATCAACGAATACAACAAAATCATAAAAATGACCAACAGAAGATTCTTTTACAAGGTCTTGTTAAACAGGCAACAACGCCGATACGATAATGCCTTTTAAATCAAATAGAAACAAAGTCATAGAAACTATGGGGTCGATGTTATCTTTGCCTTCACGAAGAAGGAGTGAAGCGAAAGGAGAGATAGCGGATATTCAAAGAAAGAATGTTATTGAAAATCGGGGGTTTAAGAAAATGGAAGCTATGAAAGTAATTCCTAACGAAAAGAACGACCCCGAAGGAAGGTATAGAAAATATAGAATGATGAAGGTTATTAAATAATATAAGGGTTTGCTCGGAGTTCCCAATAAAAACCCCTGCGTAAAAATATGCCAGAACTAAAAGATATATTAGCGGACATCCCGAATGAGGGTTCAGACCCTTTCAAGGATTTGGAGAAGGATACTCCACCGGAGTCGCTACCCGATAAAAAACCAGAAGAGGAAAAGCCACCGGAGGGCGATGTACTCCCAGAAGATAACCTTCCTTTTCATAAGCATTCACGGTGGATCGAAAGAGAAACCGAGCTAGATAGGTTACGAGAGCGAGACGAGGAGAATACTAAAATTATTCAAGAACTCGCCGCTTTCAAAGAAGAGTACTCCAAAAAGACCGAATCAACTGATATACCTGATTGGTTTCGGGAACTCTATGGAGAAAATCTGATAGCGTGGCAGAAGTACAGCGAATACGAGCAAGTACGGACAGACGAGATTGAAAAAAAAGTTGTTGCACGTCAGGAAGAATTTCAACGTAAAACATTAGAAGACACTACCAAATGGAATAATTGGGTAGATGCCCAACTTGTAAAATTAGGTAATGAAAAAGGTGTTGATTTTGTAAGTCAAAACGATACTTTACCTGATGGTACAAAAACCAATTCAGCACGTAATGAACTTATAAAAACAATGCTTGATTATCGCCCGACTGACGAAAATAATAATTTCGACTTTCAGAAAGGATATAAGATACATGAGATATTGAAAGGTAAGCCAGATACTTCTCATTCCAATGCTCGCAAAGCACTCGCTGATACAACTACAAAAGTAACAGGAGGAGAAAAACCTCCAAAAGATTACATGACTTCTAACGAATTACGACGAACGTCATGGGGGAACTTATAAGATTATGCCAAAGGGACACGCAAAAAATGAAGAGCAGAAGAGGATGAAATGTAGACTTGCCGCGCTTGGTAATCAAAATATGCTCGGGAAAAGGTATAAACAAAAACCTGATCGAGCATTCAATGCTGGCCGGTATGTCAAAGGACGTTTGAATCCAAACAAGGGAATCCCAAGACTAGAATATATGCGTGAGAAAAACCCTAATTGGATTTCCGATAGAACATTACTCAAGAAAAAAGAACAAAGAAACGATAGTGCATATCACGATTGGAGACGACAAGTTTGGATGAGAGATGACTTCAAATGCAAAATAGCGAACCTAGATTGTGAAGGAAGGATCGAGGCTCATCACATTCTTGTTTGGTCTCAATATCCAGAATTACGTTATAAAATTAACAACGGTATTACTTTATGCCATGCCCATCATCCTCGAAAAAGGGCAGAAGAGAAACGACTAGTTCCATACTTTATGGGTCTAGTGTCAGTATCAAAAGATTAATTTGTCAGCATTAGGCACAAGGGTTACTACAACGACCCAATCAAAGTTGATGCCAAAACTTGTGGATTAAAAATTGTAGTCCACATTAAATCCCATCTAATATACGGCGAAGTTCCTGAAGAGGATAACGCCTAGGAAGTAAGAGTACATTGACAATCAAATCACAACTGCTACCATAGAGTAATGGATACTAAACTTATATGGTCAGCAGGATTCATGGACGGTGAAGGAACAATAACCATTAAACGCGCAAAGCGTGGTAAAAATGGAAATTTGTATCATCTGCCATATATCAGTTGTGCACAAGTCGAAAAGCCAGATAATGTTCTTGCATTAGAAACGCTTCGGGGACTATTTGGTGGTTCTCTAGCGTATTATAAAATGAAAAAAAGTGATGGTAATTGTATAGACACCGTTACTTGGAATGTAACATCAAGAATGGCTCTCGACTGTGCGAAGAAACTTCTTCCATACCTTGTTATTAAACACAAACAAGCAAAATTGCTTATAAAATTTACAGAACTATTTGTGAGAAATAATAAGAAAACGTGGCTAACTGATTCTGAAAGGAGCGAACGAGAAACTTACTTTTGGAAAATGCGTGATTTGAATGTTAAAGGAAAAATACGCCTACAACGACTAAACGAAGGGACGGTGAAAGCCGATGTAATAGTCTGAACTACCGCAATAACAAAGAGAAACGGTAGAGGAGAATCCGAAGCGGTTCTCCCCCTCTAAAAGAGGAGTAACAAACTGACGATTCTTAACGGAAATGTATTCGCAACTCGTATGCTTTCACGAGCATCAAAATTCAATGGTGAGAGAATGAAATTTCCAGTGAAGTACGCTAAAAATACAACAGGTACTTCATTTGCGGGATTTGATACTTTCTCCACCTCGGCAACGGACAATCGGGTAAATCTCGAATTTGTCCCTAAATTTTATCAAATGTCCGTAGCTCTTCCTTTGGATGAGCTTTCGGCAAACGCAACAGAAGAAAAAGTACTCGATCTTGCTAAACTTGAAACGGCTTCAACCGCTCAAGATATGGCGGATGATATTGGTACTCTTTTCTATGGAACCGGTACAGGAAATGGTTCAAAGGATTTCTTGGGACTCGGCGCAATCGTAGACGACGGAACGGACGCGGCAACATACGGCACGTTGACCCGTTCAACATATACAACCCTAAATTCAACCGTAACATCATCATCGGGGACACTTTCACTTCCGAAAATGTCAACGCTGTACAATGCGGCATCATCCGGCGCACAAAAACCTACTCTTGGTCTTACAACTGAATTGGTATTTGCGCTTTACGAGCAACTTCTTCAACCGCAAGAACGAATCGCAAAAGACGTTTCGTTGATGAAGTCACAAGGTAATATGGGTAAGGTTGGAACAGGAATGATTGGTGGAACAGGTTTCACTGGTCTTTTCTATAAAGGATTTCCAATTCTTGCGGATGAGAAATGTACATCAGGAGTCTTATTCTATGTCAATGAAGATTTTATTGACTGGTATGGTCTTCCGATGGCAATGACTGATGCGATTAAGTATCGTTCACAAGATATTGAAGGAAACGACTACTCAACTCTTGAAGGATTAGGATTTTCTTGGAGTGGTTGGATTAAACCGACAAATTCGGCATCAGTCGTAGGACATATTTATCTCGGTGGAGAACTTATTTGTCAGAATCCAAAACGAAACGCAAAATTAACCGGAATCACATCTGTCTAATGTGAGAAAGATTAAAAACTAATCAAAATCACATGAAAGACACAATATTATCGGTGATTGCAATAATAGTAGCGGGTAGTGCGCTTTTTGTCGCATTATCTACGAGTCCTGAAGATCCTACGGCAGTTTTGAAGAAACTTCCATTAGGTGCGGCAGGTGGACTTCTCGCTGAAAGTTATATTCCTTACGTCTTATATAATGGAGGATATAATTCAGAAAAAAGTATCAAAACAACTGGTGATTTGACGGTTGGCTCAAACGGTTCTACAAACGCAGAAATGAAAGCGGCAACCTGTGACCTTGTTGGTCCGGGAGGTGCAGATGTTTCAGTTGCGGCGACATCTTCAGCTATGATTGAGTGCGCAGTAACAGGTATTGCATCAGGAGATGTAGTATTTGCTCAACTTGCGACAACAACTAAAGCTACAGGTCTTAACCAACCTGCTGCTAATTGGTGGCTTACATCAGCAAAAGCATCAACAACCGCTGGGTTTGTCACTCTATGGCTATATAATGGTACGGGAGCGGCGACAGTACCTTCGGCAGTCAATATCGGGTCGAGCACAAATATTTGGTATGTTGATAATTAAATTACTAATTAAATAAATAAAATTATGGCTCAAACAACATTATCGGGTCCGGCTATGATAACCGGACAGGATATTCTTACAGATTCTTCAATCCAACAGCATAAATTAGGTCAATATGCTGAAACGTCAGATGGTCGTGGTTTCCGATATGCAAAAATTGGAGCTACTTCGACGGTTCCAGGTAAACTTTATACTGCTCAAGCATATGACGCTACCAATCATTCTCCTGTTGGTGGTCTTGGAGTTTCAGCCGCCGCGATTGGAGCAACTTCAGTGACTATTTCTACCTCTACTACAATGGTTCTTAATGAACTTGCGGGAGGATATATGGTTACAGACGTTACTCCTGGTGAAGGATATATTTATCGTATTTCATCTAACACAGCGACCACGTCCGCTACTGGATGCGTCTTAACTCTTGACGATCCGTTGAAGATTGCTCTTACTACATCTTCAAAAGTAGTGGTAACTAATCATCATTACAATTCAGTAATTGTAAGTCCTGGTGGTGCTTCAACTGGTATTCCAGTAGGAGTCGCAACGAGTATCATCACAAACGGAAATTATGGATGGCTTCAAACATATGGTCCATCAGTAGTTCTGTCTGGTGTAGCTACGAGCATTTCTCTTCCTGGTGTTCCGGTATGTCCGAGCGCATCTACAGCGGGTTCTGTCATTGTTTCAACCGCAATTCTTCCGACTATCGGATGGTCAATGCATTTGTTTACCGCGACAGAATATCAAGTTATTTTTCTCACGATTCGATAATTCGTACCCCCTCATTTTGGGGGTTATGGAGGAAGTCGTCTCTATAATCTCCAAAAGGAGGATTATTACTAAAAAATTATTATGACAGCTAAAAAGTTTACAAATTTTACTGATAAAGATTTCACTCATTCTTTTGACGGTGTTCCTTACACGTTCAAAGCCGGTGAAACTATTATGTTAGAAGATTTCAAGGCCGATCATTTTGCCAAGCATTTGGTTGACCAACAGATGAACGATTTAAGAATGGTCACTTCAAATGTAGTTGAACGTACAAAGTTATTGGCTCGTTGTTTTCAAGACCAAGACGTGCCGGTCGTATCCTTACCGGTTGAAGATAAGAAAGTAAAGAAACCCAAAAAAGTCGAAAAGGAGTTCGAGGATCTAAAAGTAAAAAAATCTAAATGAACAAACGCCTTCTTGCCCTATTCTCTATTGTAGTTATTCTTATGTTTGCAGGAGGTTTTTTTGCTTCTGCAACAAGTATCTTTGTTGGTAAAGGAACTGACCCCGGGAAAGCAACTGGTATTGCGACAACCACTCTTCCTTTTGAAAACGTAACTGCTAACGCTACGTCAACTAATTTTTCTTTCGTTGCGGTTGGCAATGCGTCTACAACAGCTACAGAATATGTCGGAAGCGCTGATGAGGTATGGCTTTATCTTCAGACGACCCCATCTACAACGCTTTCTACTTATCGTTATTCAGTAGAATATTCTATGGATAACGCAGACTTTTATGGAGAAGATATGGCAACGACATCTAACCAAAATGGAAATGTATTTGTTGAACATTCTT